CGTGGCATTTTTTCTTGACGGCTCCCGGTCCCGGACTGGCATTGTCGAGATCAAAGTCGATCTCCGTGTGCTGCGTCACCCCAAACTCGGTGAAGAGGTCGTAGAGCACCGTCGATCCGTCGGCGTCCAGTATCTGCCCCTTCACGGCGCCGATACGCAAATGCTCCAGCGTGATGTCGTGCCAGCGCACCATGTCTTTGAGTCGGGCATTCACAATCGTCTGCACGGTGGCAAGCTCGTTCGATTGCCCCAGCACGTTGCGGTTCTGCACCTCGTCGGCCAGAACCGTGTCCTCCAGCGTCAGGTGCGGCACGACCAGCGACCGCGCTTTGCGCTTGTTGATCCTGTTCTGGATGGCGGGCGCGCCGCGCGGCGTGGTCGGGATCAGGCTGAGCTTGCCCTCGATCTCCTCCAGCATGACCGTCGTCGTGCTGACGCCGGTTTCGTCGAATATACCCAGCCGCCCTGCCTGACCGGGTAGATAGGGCAGTTTGTTGATGACATCGGTGAGCGATATTACCGAGAACGCGTCGTTGTTGAAAATATCAAGTGCCTGCATGTTCATGTCTCCTTATCGTGCGATGATGGTTGGGGTTTTAAGCTGAGCGAGACCGGTGGCTTTCTGGTTGGCATCCGCGCCGGAGAACCAGATCAGTTCGGCTTCGTTCACTTCCGCGTGCCTAGCGATGACGACAGCGGGCGTATCGCCCGCTGTCGCATTGACGGCGTCTAAGGCAAGAGCGACAGCCGTTTGCGAGCCGTCCGTATTGGCGGGGTTGTACTCCTTGTACTTGCCGGAGCCCGCCGCTACGGTGACAGCGAAACGGTCGCCCGCCGCGAAGTCCGTGCCGCCATCGGAGATCGTGAAGTTGACGGGTCCCGCGAAAGCGGAGCCAATAACCGCGCGTCCGGCAATGACACCGTCAGGGTCTTCCACCGTAAAAGTGCCGCCGTCGGTGGCTAGCTCGATGCAGGTGATCTGGTAGACGCCGGGCTTTGCCGTGGTGCCTGCAGATACGGTGCCGATAGTGCCGTTGCCGGTATTGCCAGACACGGCGGCTCCCGTCGCGGTGCCGACCGTCACCCTTCCCAGCACATGGCCGGGCTTGAGGGTCTGGCCGGAAAGAACGGTCACGGTCTCCCGCGACAGCGTGCCTTCCGCTTCCGTCACAATAAATTCGGCCTTGTGCTGGCCTTCGGTGAGTTCAGTCATGGATTACTACTCCTTCTTTGCGTTGCGGCGCTCGTAGATCGCCGCCATGTCGATCTTGTTTTCCGCGTTGGGGTTGGCATTGGCGGGGATTTGTCCGGCGATGACCGCCGCGTCGGCTTGTGCCGCTTTCGCGTCCAGAAGCGCCTTGCGCACTTCCGCAAGCGGGACGGCTTTGGCGATAAAAATCATCGCTTTGTCCGGCATGCCGCCGAGCTGACACAGCTCCGTGACTTCCGTGACATAAGCGAGCACCTCCGCTTTCGCTTCCGCTTTCAGCGCGGTCAGATCTGGCATCGGCTGCTCCGGTTCTTCGGTTTGTGGTGTGTCCATAGGCTTTAACTCCTTCTGTTTCAGTTGACGTAGTGGATGGGTTGCGAGTCGTGAGAGTTTTTGGGTAAGCTCGGAAAGCGCGTCGCTGAAGGTGCCGGTCTTATCGGCAAGACCGGCGGCGATGGCGTCATCGCCGAAATAAAGACTCGCTTCAGTCGCCTTAACCGCACCTGCGTCGATGCCCCGCATACGCGCGACAGTATTAGCGAACAGGTCGTAGAGACGGTTCACTTCCGACTGCAGCTCCGTGCGCGCGGGGTCACTGAGGGGTTCGTGAGGGGAAAGATCGTTCTTGTGCTCACCCGCATAAATCGCGGTATAGGTGAGCCCGACGTTCTCTTCGGCCTTGCTTTGATCGAGATGAACGGCGATGACCCCGATGGAGCCGACGCCGCCCGTGCGCGGAAGATAAATTTTCTCAGCCGCCGCTGCGATAGCGTAGGCCGCCGAGAAAGCGTCCTCATTGGCGACCGCCCAGATAGGCTTGATTTTCCTCGCATTAAATATTTTGTCCGCGAGATCGAACACACCACCGGCCTCGCCGCCCGGGCTGTCGATATCGAGCAGGATTGCTTTGACGCCACTGTCTTTGAGCGCCATCGCCAGCGTGTCTTCGAGCGCGGCATAGCTGGTCAGGCCGCTTTGCGCGTCAAGACCGGAAGCCCTCCGCACCAATGTGCCGAGAACAGGGATGACGGCGACGCCTTGTGGCGTAACCTCATATCCCCGCTGGACGGATTTCGTACCGAAGGAAAGATGCTCCCCCTGCAGGCGCGGGATGATGACACCAAGAATTGTATCCAGTTTGGCGCGCGAGATCAGGAGCGGCGTGTTGAACACCCGCCCTGCGATATGAGGCAAAAGGGTCATGGGCTTCCTTCATCGGTTTTGTCTGAAGGCGGGTTTTGCGCTTGCGGTTGGCTGGGGTCTCCAAGCCGGATGCCCAGCTCCTCGATGCGCCTTTGATCTGCGGCGATGCGCCGAAATGTTTCGTCCACGTCGTAGCCCTCGGATTCGATAATGTCTGAGGGCGCTTTCCAGCCCTGTTCCTGCGCGATTTTCTCGGCCTGACGGTCTTTCAGCGGATCGACCCATTCCCATTTCGGCGTGATCCACTTGACCGGAGAATATTTACCCGGGTCGGTTGCGAAACCAGGCATGTTCAAAGCGCCCGACAGCGCTGCCGTTTCCAGCCAGAGCTTCCACACGGGACGGCAGAGCTGGTACACAAGCGTCGTGTGCTGGAACTGCTCCATCCGGCGGCGGAACTCCACCGTACCCGCGCGGATGCTGGAATAATTGGCGGCTTTCAGGTCTCCGGTGACGTTCGTATAGGGCATGCCCATCGCGGCGGCGATTGCCAGCAGGGTACGGTACTGGAATAATTCATAAGAGCCGCCAACGTCGGCGGGCGACGAAAACTTGATATCCTCCCCCGGCAGCAGCACCTGCATCGTGCCTGGCGACAGGCCGGCGATGGCCGAACCCATAGAGTCCGGCGCGCTTTCACCCAGAAGGTTATCTTCCGGCGCGTTCTTGGTGATAAAACCCGCAAACAATGCGGCGACCTTCTTGCGATCAAGCTCGGCGTCGTCATACTGATCCAGCAGGAATATCTTGACGAGCGCCGGCGATATCCACGGCACGCCGCGTATCTGACCCGGGCGCTGCGGGCGGTAGATGTGCAGCACTTCGCTTGCCGGAACGCGGACGATCACGCCTTTATTATTATGATCCGTGCTGTCGCCAGGATGGCTGCGGTAAAAATAATACGCCACGCGCCGCCCGATGGCGTCGAATTCTATGCCACAGCGGATAGCGTTGCCGTTCGTCGCGGTTTCTGTTTTATTGAACGGCAGATGTTCTGATTCCAGCAGTTGCAGCTGCAAAGGCACGTCCAAGCCATCTTCTGGACGCCGTGGCCGGAAACGAATGAAACATTCCCCGGCTTCAAACATGGCGCGCGCCGCCATTGCCTGCAGCCCGTAGAAATCCGTAAGCCCGTCGGCATCCGCATGATCCGTCCAGTCATTCCAGACGCGCTGAATCTTATCCTTCAGAACCGTGTCCTGCACAAGGGAGGACGGCTTGATGCCGGCGCCCACGGCATTGGCCACGAAACTGTCGGCAGCGTTGGCGGCGTAGGGGTTCGAGCGCACGATCTGCCGCGCGCGGGCGCGGAGCGTGTCGCCACTTGCGGACAGAAGCCCATTGATATTCTCCTGCGTCGCCCGCCAGGAGACCAGGCGCCGGTGCTGCATCGCGCCCTCAAAGGCCGATGCGGACAGCTTCCCCGTCGCCGCGAATTTCATCGCTGCGCCAATACGGTCAAATACGTTCATGTTTTAGAGGTCTTTCTCTGCGTAAATCCTGATACGGCGAGTCTGCGGATCGCCGCTGACGCGGGCGAGCGCAGCCTCCACATCATTGAGGGCAGCCTTCAGTTCTGTCATGGAGCGGTATTCGACCGTCTTACCATCATAGGACAGACGCAAAACGCCGCTGGCGATGGCCTGTTTCAGGGCATCGCGTTGTGCTGTGGTGTAGGTCATATGTAACTGCTCTGTATGGTTTTACGGGTGCCTGCTACAGGCTTTTTGACTTCGGCTTGAGACGATGGTTGCGGTCTTGTTTGTCCAAGATTACGTTCCAGCTTCTCCCATGTTCCTTCGTTAAAACGATCAATGCCAAGTGCGGATGCCGCGGCGCGGGCATAAACACGACAGTCCAGAGCCTCGTTGCGTTCCCGCAGCTTGCGCCATTCACGGCGCGGGAAGCCGCGCCTGTCCTTGACCGTCACCAGCCGCTCGGCGGTCAGCTGCTTGAAGTATTCCTCTCCGTGCTTCGGGAAGTGACAGTATCCGGGCGGGAACGGTTCTCCCGCTGCAATCTGTTCATCTGTCGGTCTGTCCTTCCTGAGACAGCCGTATAATTCAGATTTGCAAAACGACGCTCCGACCGGCCAGACCAGCAGGCCGCGCCGTTTGCGCTTGCCCAGTGTCGTCACGTCCATATGGCTCGGTGTACCGATAGCGGCACCCAGACGGTCGACGCCTTTGATCGCAATGACGCGATCCGACTGCTGACGTCGTATCCAGTCATAAACCTCCTGCGTCGCGTAGCCGGTGTCGATGGCCAGTTTCAGGATCGCAAGCTCCGTGTTGCTGGTATGGGTGAAGGTTTCGGCAAGCAGCCGATCCATCTCTTTCCAGACATCCGGTTTGACAGGGTCTCCGGCAAGGACGCGGTAATCAATCGACCAGCATTCGCGGTCACGCCCCCATGCGACGATCTCCAGTTCAAGGCGGTCTTTCTGTACGTCCACGCCTGCGGTGAGGAACAGGCCGCCTGCCGGAACCTGACCGATGCGGTAATCTTCGCGGCGGTCATAGAGGCGATGCCATTCCGGCGCTTCTCCGCTTTCCGTCCATGTGCGGGCTTCGATGGTGTTCACGTAAACCTTCATTGCTGCATCGTCTTTGGCGGCGACCTTACGCTCCGCAATCTGCTGCCATGTCAGCCACGGGCTGTTGAGGCCGGACAGATGGAAGCCAGCCGATTTCCCGGCACCCGCTGCTTCGGCGCGCCATTGGCCGCGACTGTTCATCCAGGGCTTTTTATGGCTGGGGACAGCGACGCCGCAATGGACGCAGTAATAGGCGGCCTCTTCCGGGGTGTCTTTCGGCCAGCGGAGTTGTTTTTCATCTAAAATCTGATAGGCATCGCAGTCAGGACATGGCACCCACCAGCGGCGGCGGTCGGAGGCATCATATTCCAGCTCGATCCGGCTGAAGCCCTGGATCGTCGGTGTCGACACCAGAAATATCTTCCGGTTGGCGAATGTGATCGTGCGCTGGCTGGCAAGAGAGACCGGATCGCCTTCGCCGTCCACGTCAAAGTCGTAAGCGTCCACCTCGTCCAGAAACAGATACCGCACGGGCATCGAGCGTAGGCCGACCGCGCTATTGGCGCCGGTCATGACAAGGATGCCGCCTGGAAACTCTTTACTCTGCACGGTGTTGCCGCTGTCGCGCGCGCGGGCTTCCTTGACCCGATTGCGCAGCACGGGGGTGCTGTCGATCAGGCTGGCGATGCGCTGTTTTGACCAGCGTTTTGCCATCTCAACGGTCGGCTGCACTGCCAGCATCGGGCCTGGCGCATGATGTATTACATATCCAATCCAATTGTTCCCTGCCTCGGTCCCTCCAATCTGCGCGCCCTTCATGAACACGACTTTTTCAACGGGATTATTGGGCGACAGGCAATCCATGATCTCGCGCAAATATGGCGTCCGGTCTGTTCGCCACGGCCCAGGCTCGCCCGACGCCGTCTGCGACAGGAAACGATGCGTCTCAGACCCTTCCGATACCG